TCTAACCCCGTTGTAATCGCTGAATGGAGTGACCTTTAAGCTGTGCAAATGACCCGTTATACAGGAAACGCCCGCATTAACAGTTGCATTATGGGTGGCATGAATTCCCCCCTTATATCGGTGCTTGACAATTACCTTGGAAGTAGGCCAGCAAGCCCAGCAGAATTCCCAATCAGGAATGTGATCCGTTATTTTGAAGCCTAAAACGTCTTTGTATTGAGGTGCATGTTGCGCCAGCCGGTTGGCAAACCTTGCGTCATGGTTGCCCCATGTGTGAATCAGTTTGACGTTGTGGCGCTCACCTTTAGCGGCTTCCTCAATCTCACCCAAAGCGCCTTGGCAAGCCTTTAGTTCTTGGATAACTGTCGTGGCTGGCTGATCGGTTGGGTCATGGCGACTAATAGCCGCTCCATCAAACGAGTCGCCATTAGCTATTACGGCTTTTGGTTTAAATGTCTCTATGGCCCATAGAAGCCCCTTAAAGGCGGTAGAGCGTTGACCAGGTATAAAGTGAGCGTCAGAAAACACGATGACCGTACCGTCCAATATGCCAAGGTCAATCTGTCTTAATGGGGAAAATGATTTCTGTCTCTCATCGTACAAAGCGCCTCGATGGTCTGCTGCGGGCAAAACACCATGCTCTTTTTCCATCCTGCGCCTGCGGTAGGCAACCGCCCGATCAGTCACGCATAAAATTTTGGCAATCTTTGACGTTGATTGGTACTGATCCCAAAGTTTAAGGAATTCCTCATCTGAGCAAGCGGTTAGCCCGTTAGTTGACACCATTTGAATCCTTTGAAAGCAAGCGCTCAAGTAAATTAATCACTCTATGCTCTTGCTTGTCTATGTCATCTTGCGATGACTTAGGATCTTGAGCTGCGGCCAAAAGATCGTGTAGCATTACATGAAGCAATTCATGCAATGCCGTGCAATCAAGGGATTCGTGAGTTATTTGTTCTGCGCCAAAATCACCTAAACGGTAAGTGGCTAATCTGGCGCCTTCATTGAATTCGACAGAAGCCATTGCCTGCTTGGCAGGCTTCAATCCTTTTTCAATGCGCCAGTCGCCAAGGTTAAGAATTGCTTGCCATTTCTTCACACATAATGCAAAGAAACGTGCATCTTCTGGTGTTGGAATATTAGACATTTCAACACCTTAGTAAATATTTGTGACGTTTTTATTTAAACAAACGGCCTAGTGCCTTGTTTATCAATAATTAATGCTTGTTTGCGCGGTTTCATATCTGGCGTATTTGGAATACTAATATGCGTCCAGCGGTCAAATTCTCGAATAACTTGGTCATAACCAAGATTTGATGCGATTACAGCTTTAACCACATCATTAGGTGTTAATTCAGGAACTCGGATGTCCACAGCACAACCAATGCGATGCTGACTGCTATCTTTAGAACCCACAGCATCATTGACTTGCTTACTGCGAAAAGCTGAGTTAACCATAATTGGTCGTCCACCCAAGGCTTTTTTGACGTCCTCAAGGAACTCTGCGAGGCGTTTAAGGTTTTCAAGTTCTGCATCATTTGGCGTATTGTCGTATTCACGGTGGTCGGTATGTGTCAGTTCTTCTAAAGAAAAATGTTCAGTTAACTTCACTTTTTCACCCTGTCGGTTATTTTCTCAAGTGTTCTGCCACCAAAGTAAAACGACATCACAAGCATACCCCATTGGCCAAGCAACTCGACATAAGCACCACGAGTCTCGTATTCAAAGATCGAGGCAATGGCAAATCCAGAATAGGCCACCAAAAGGAATATAAGCGTCATAGGGCGAATATTTTTTGACAACCAAGAGTCAGATGCCATGTCTGCCTGAACACGCGCTGTGAGGTTGTTTTGCTCGGTTTTGTATAACTCAGTCTCGTTGGCCATCTTGGCCAGTTCGCCATCTTGCGCCATCTTTGCCAGATCCATCTGGGCTTTGGCTTTAGCCTCAGGATCAGGAATCAGCTTGTCGATGAGCTTACCACCCACGTTTAAAAGTGCATCTAATCCAATCATTTTTCATCCTGATTCTGTGAAAGTTTCACGCCCGCCAAAAGGCCAATAAAGCCACCAATGATGGTTTGAAAAGCGGGATGCAACATGGAAAAGATTTCAGCGTTATCAACTTCTTTAGCCCACAGGCCGAGAAGGAAAGCCGATACCATTCCAAGAATGCAAAGGCAAAGCGTGGCGCTTACCATGAACGTCACCCAGAATGTCAGTTTGTTTCTTGAATCTTCCATTTTGTCCTCACACAAATATTGCAAAACGTCGGTGATTGTTGATATTCTCTAACGAAATTGTATTTTGTCTAGCGCGTTTGTTGTAAAGCTCAACATCTAATTCTTGGGTTTTGATGGCTAATTTTTTACATTCCACGGCTTCTTTGTATTGCTCTAGCTTCTTTTCCATAGCACGATCAAAAGCAACCATTCTTGCGTCATAGGTTGGTTGAACCATCGGATACCATTTGTCTAGGGTAATCATTTTTTTTCCCTTTCAATCGCTCTGGCATAGTAATAAAGAACTCTAACCCTTAGTTCTGAGCTGTCTGCCGTCCCTGCCCATGCCGCAAGGTTATTCCAAATACCCGCCAGCTGCTCAGATGAGCAATTGTCACCATTTGCGGTAAGCCACTCCAACAATCTCTGGTGACGCTCTGAGGGGTTTCCCAACCAACTCAGCGCGTAAAAGTCTGTAACTATGCAAGGCGCTTTGGCATTTGCCCAAAAAACTAATGATATGAGCAGTAGCCAAAACCAGCGCATTCATTTGTCTACTTTGTTGTCTAGCTTGTCAAAAATCTTGGCCAGCATGTCTTTGACTTCACGCATGTCAGCGCGGTAGTCGTCACGGGTAACATAGTTCAATGGCATAGTTCGAACGTCAGAATCTAAACGCTCAAGTGATCGGTAGATGTTGTTTAACACCCAGCCACCCAAAAAGCCAGCCAAGCTGACCGCAATGTTAAATAAAACTTGAGAGTCCATTATTGTGCCATGCCTGTTAAATTAACGAACTGTTATTGTTCCAACATCGGTAGATGGAATAAGCGCGTTTTGGTTTGTCTGTTTTGGAGCCAACTGGTTTGGCTGACTTAAAGATTCTGCAAGTTGTTTTTTGTATTGTCTTTCACGAGCAAATTCAGCAGCGGTTTTAGTGCCAGGAATTTTAAAGGGCAATTTTTGCAGGGCTTCAAGGCCACGCAAAACAGCACCAGCAGTGTTGGGGTAATTAACAGCGCCTGGTTCTTTAACCATTACATCGCCAATTGTTTTCTTTAAATCAAGCAATGTGTCTCGGCCAGTCTTGCCAAACATGTAACCAAGTTTGTCTTCTCGATCAAGCTGAGTAACAAAGTTGTTAAAGTTATTTAAGCGAATATTGTCTGTTTCATCGCCTTGCTTGAGCAACAAGTCTTTCATTTTTTGCAACGTATAACCTTGCAATTCTTTGTAAGCCTGTTGGCCTTCTGGGGTCTTTTTAAGCAATGATGTGACAGTTCTCATTTCTTCCAATGAACCATCAGTCACAATATGGTTGTACACATCATCAAGCGCCACTTTGCGATCTGTCTTGCCGGCCTTGGTGCTTAACAATTTGTCAACTCGATCTACATCTTCAAATTGTTTGGCCAATTGTTTGCGCTCTGTTCTGGCGGCACGATACAGATCACCGCCAGCGCCTTCGGTCATGTCATTGATAACGCCTTTGACTTGACCCATAAATCTTGCCGCAGAAGGATTGCCTTCTGCCAAGTTACCAGCAGACTTGTAAATGTTTTCCAAGTCATCAATAGTTACTTGATTGCCAGTTATCTTTTTTAAAGCATCTAACTTTGCACCAATGGTTTGAATTTGAGGCACAGAAATGGCCTCTGGCGCATTGTCAGACAACCATTTTTCTAATTGGGCAGTATCAACAACTTGTTTTGTTTCCCCAGAATCTCTGGCGGCTTGATAAGCATCATCAACTTTTTTAAGTTTGTCTTGATATTGTTTAACCAAGGCTTTATCAACAACAGTACCAACCGCACGAGGTGTGCTTCGGTCAATTGTCCCGCCAACTTCTTCGGTCATGCGCTCAAACTGATTAAGAATGTCTTGTTTTTGACCAGTCTTAAATGCGCCGTATTGTCTGCCTAGTTCAGCTTTGGCTTCTTCAGAAACGCCAGGCAACGCGCCACGCTGAACATCTGACTCAAATTGTTGTTTGGCCAAATTCTTTTCACGTTCACCAGCTGTTGCACGAATACCAAATTGCTCCAACCGTTGCTGGCGCATTAAATCTTCAGCAGTATTGGCTGCACCCATGCCGGCCATAGCTGGTTGTTGTTCGCGTGTCATTACATTGGCCAAAGCATTACGAACTGGTGCAGTTGCTTGAACAATAGCAGGACGAGCCATTGCATTGGCTTGCATCATAGAAGCAGGAGCTAAAGCATTTAAAGTTGTGCCAGTTGCGCCAAGTGTTGGTGGCAAAGCATTTGTAACTGGTTGCAAAAACTCACCAATAGCACCCAAGGCTTCTCTAGCCGTTTGTGTGCGTGGTTGATATTGCACAGCCTTCATGGCTTCTTCACCAGCACGAATGCCTTCTTGAGTGCCATATTTGCCGCTAGTCAAAGTACCAACAGCACCAACAATTGGTGCAATTGCAGCGCCGCCCAGAGTAGCACCAATTGCCAAAGGCGTTTCAATCACGCCCATAATGCGGTCACGCATTGACACTTCTGGCTGTTTAACATTAGTTACAACATTTTCAGCTCCTGGTATTGCCGCCGCAGAACCCAAACCAATAGTTTTATAAAATTCTGTTTTTGGTATCTTTGAATAAAATTTTTCATGCAAAGAATCAGCCAGAGCAATGTCTGGCACAGAATCATATTGAGGATATTGTGCGCGGAATTCTGCAAGTGTGGCCATTATCTAATCCCCAATCCCAATGGATCGTTTGCGGTTGCACCACTTAGGCCACCACCAACAGTTGGCTGATATTGTTGAATGTTTTTAGCGCCTGGTCCAGCTTGTAATTCCATAGCTTTAATTGCCAATTTTCTGGCGTCAGCTTTTTGTTTGATGGTTTTTTCATCATCGCCAACTTGAGGAAAATATTTTTTATCTTCTCTTGCAAATTCAGCGTCTGAAATAGAAGCACCAGATTCTTTACGAAGTACGGCAGTAACAAAGTTTGCTTTTGCTTGATTAACTTGTTGTTGTGCCGCATTAGTTCCACCAAGAAAGCTAGGCAATATTTTGCCCAATCCTTCACCCACAAATGGAACAGCCTCAATGTTAGCGCCTCTAAGCGTTCCTTGTTTGGCCATTTGTTCCAAAATAGAATCAGCTTCTTTCATTCTCATGCCATAAGCCGCAGCATTTCCTTGGCTTTCTGTCAATGAAGTTCCTTTGCCCATCAATGGTTTACCAGCTGTAGGAGCTGCTGCCGGCACTTGCTGGTCTAACACACTATTCATGCCAGGGATGGCTTGGACAGCAGGCGCAGGCAATCTAGCGCCTGGCATACCAGCACCAGCCATTGGCGTTGGAGCTGGTGTAGTGCCACCAATAGACACTGGAAAGGCTTGCAATGTGCGTTTATTGACGCCAACAATTGAACCGTCTTCAGCTTCTTTAAGTTCAAAGCCAGGATTGGCTTTTTCCCATGCAAATCTTTGTTGTGCCAAACCAAGTTGGCCTTGGCCAGTTATATCAGCAAATGTTGGCGTTTTGTTTATAGCACCACCAGCAATTGGTTGACCGTAACCAGGCAACGCAGGATTGTCTTGAATGCTAACAATCTGGCCACCAATATCTTGACGTGCAACTTTAGGCAACATGAAACCAAGTTTGTCTTTGGCATCCAAAATGCCCATAACTTTTTGAACTCTGTATTGTTGATACTGTTCAGGCGTCATGTTTTGAAGCTGCTGTATATCTGTTGATGCAGTCTTCATGTCAAAATGACCGTTCTTAACACCTTCGGTTATTTTGTCGATAGCCGCTTGTGGTGTGGTTGCAGAACCAACTGCATTCCAAGCAAAATTAAGTTGGTCACTTTTTAACTTCAATTCTTTTTCAGCTGTTTCAACGCCGGTCTTTTTAATCAAGCCTCGTTCTTTTTCAGCAGCCAATAATTTTGTTTGTACGTCAGGAATTAAATGTGCAGCATCAGAACCGGCCAAATTTCTTATTAATGCTTGGCTATCAATAGCATTAGTTTCAGGATTAATTGACTTTCTATATGCTTCAGACAAAGCACTTTGTGCCAAATCTGCACGTTGTGCAGAACTTAATTGATACTGCGCCAAAGCATTTTGATTTTGCGCGTTTTGAATGGCCGCAAGTTGGCCATACTGTGCCAACTGATTTGGAACTTCAAGTGGTCTAATGTTAAGAGCAATGTTTGGATCGAGCGCCATGTTTGTTCCTTACAGTTTGCCGCCAAGACTATAGTCTGCGCCAGTAAAACTAGTTTGTGGTGCTGTATAACCACCATAACCGCTACCGCCACCACGCAGTGCATTAAGCAAAGCATTGTTGTTTGTGTAATTTAAATAAGTACCCAAACCGCCAGTAATTGCGTTGGTCATGCCAACTTGGCCAGCAGCATTAGCTGCCGCGCCGCTAGTCATTAAATTGCCCACGTTTGAACCATATGAACCTAATGCGTTACCAACACCAGTTGCATAGTTTTGACCAGCTTGGCCAAGTTGACTATTTGCAGTTTGACCAATACCAGCCAATGATTGCAATGGGTTTAACGTAGCATTACGTTCAATCTGATAACGATTAAATGCGTTTTGGTATTCTTGTGAACCCATGTCTTGGCCATAACGAGTAGCGGCCTTTAAAGCGCCACCAGAAATCAAACCACCACGCATGGCAGCACTGCGGTCTAAGGCTTTTTGACCTTCAGCCAAACGGAATCCATAGCCTGGATCCGCGCTAAACTGTTCAGGGCCAAACATTTTGTAATCGGCCAAGCCTTGCAATTTATTGAGCGCATTAACACCAGCTTCGCGGTAAGGAGCTTGCTGTTGTTGTTGCGCTTGAAACATCTCACGCTGTAATGCGGTTTGTTCATCAGCAACTTGCTTTTGCACATCGGCGGCTTGAGTAGCTGCTTGAGATTGCGTTTTGGCAGCTTTATTAGCGCCAAAAGCGCCTAATACGGCGCTGCCTAAAATTGCTGTTTCAATACCCATTTCAATTCTCCTTGACTAGCATGCCGCCGTCAGTTTCTTTAAAGCCAAGCCGTTTCAATATATCGTACATGTAATCATGTCCGCGTGTAACTCTTGTAGTTACTTTTGGGCCACTAAAAAGTTCTTTTAGCAAGCCTTTTGTAACCCAAACACGCCGCCATTCAGGAAGAATGGAAACATGTATTTCATCATCTTTACGATACGCCGCGCCAATAACTTTGTCATCACGTTTAATGGCCTTGATTATCCAATCTTTTACCGATGCGCGATAGTCCTCAAACGATACTGGCACGTTCCAATCGGTAGCTTCGTAACCAACGCGAAGCGCTGTTTCACGATCATCTACCAATTGAGTTGTCATTAGGTCACCTCACGTCCAGAAACGCGAATATTGATAGCGCTGGCTGTGCCTGCGATTGTACTGATAAAGTCGCCAACGCCAAGCACTTGTCCAACCAATTCAGGGAATGTGTAGACTTCAGACGCCTGCAAAGTTTTGGTTTTGGTGATCAAGTTGGTATTACCGGCAGAACCAGACACTGTGACCAAGTTCACGCTGATTGTGGCGGCAGAGCCGCTGATGTTGGTTGCGGTGAACTTGTCGATGATGGCCGTAACGCCAGTCGCTGTGTACTGGGTTGTTTGGGCATTTTCGGCATACTTTGCCGGTACTAATACTTTTACGGTGACTGTCATGGTTTACTCCAATAAGAGGCAGTTATTAGCGGCCTGTTGCATAATGATCCAGTTTGTGCCGTCAGACACCATTGTCGCCCAATTTCCTGCAACTGCCAAGAGAATTGCAGTGCCAGCAGTTGCGCTGTCAATTGGTACAACATTACTTGAAGCTGACACCAAGGTCTGCGCTTGAATGTTTTTAAACGTAAGCTGACGGCCTGACCAAGCACCGGCCGCTGGCAAAGTCACAGTACAAGTCGAGCCAGACTTGTTGTTGATTAGCCAAGTCTCATTGTCAGCTACCGTAAAGTCAGCAGTCTTGGTGACTGGTGCTGATGATGCGGCGTTAATCGCCGCAGTAATAGCGGCGGTGTCAACAATCGGTTGGACTTGCAAAGCCTCAACTTGCTTTTGCATTTCAGCCAGCTGAGACACCAAGGCTGAGCAGCAATCGCCCAACACGTCAGGCGCTGTTAGGGTAACTACGGGGGGCAGGGTTTGCAACTCTTGGTTGACCGACATCAAAGCCTGATCGTAAGCCGCAATCAAAGATATTGAGTCAGTGCCAAGGTTAACATTGTCAACAACGCCTGTGGCAATTTGGTTCAGCGACAAGAAAAACAAATACCACGCACGGTCAATGAAGCCCGTGCGCGGATCAATCAGCGGCACTCGCGGTGGCGTGATCGGCGTTGGCGTTGCGTTAGGGCTAGGCATTCGTTGGACTCAGAATAAGTTCTGCGCCCATGATTGCAATTTTCACAGGGTCAGTGCCAGATATTTCATAAACTCGGTCACGCAACTTAGTGGTCATACCCAAACGCCTCCATATTACACGTTTGTAATATTGGCCAATTTTTCCCATAGATGACCAATGCTCGTTTGACCATGTGTGGCCGCCATCGTCTGAAAAGCGGAGCATGACTTGTGGGTCAGCGCCTTGAGTAGCAATAGCTTCTTGATCTGCAATTAAATAATCGCCGTTTTCGGTAATTAAATAATCGTCAGCTTCTGTTTGCAAATAAATTGTTTCGTTGACAGGCAACCCATTTAACCCTACACCAGACTCGCAGTCTAGTTGCATCATGTGCTGGGCTGTGCGATGCAGATTGTTAGCGCCAGTAGGCAACGCACGCCATGAGCGTAGCCACTTTTGGATGCTCCCGTTGTCACTAAAGTCATCTAAATCAAAAGCGTAGATGTTGCCGTTCTCAAAGTCGCCAATGACGATCTTGTTGTTAAACGCCATTTGGCAGTTACCACGGTGACGAGTAAACGCCCCGCTATCAAAACCAGCACGCTCATGCCATGCTTGTGTGGCTGCATCATAAACCCAAGTGGTGTTAGCACTAGGGAAAACCAGTACATAAAAACTGTGGCCGTCTTGCTGGTATGTGTACGCAATAGCATCCGACAAATCGGCGTACTGTTGAATCTGCCATTCAACAGCGTGGGTTGAGATGCGAATGCCGGTGTAGCCGTTGGCGCGGTAGACAATACCTTGGCCACGACGGTCACGCCCAAGCCAAAATAAGCCGTTGTCCATCTTGGCTACTGAGTAAGGCGCAGCTAAACCAAGTTCGTTAAATGCGCCTTGGATGCGTTGGAGAGGAAAATCTGTCGCGCCAGAGTCGTACCAAACTTCAATTGAGTTTGTGCCAAACGCCCACACTTCGCGGAAGTTGGACGCCACAGCAAGCAAACCGTCAGGTGATCCTTCGGTGCTGGCAAACTCTAATGGGTTAATAGATGTGCCATCTAACAACTCGGTCACCCACATTTTTTGGCTATTTGGTTCATTAAACACAAAATAACCGTCTAAATAACAGACAGTTACAGCACCAGGGAAGTCTGGGTCAGTGATTGGGCCAAAGGCGTTTGTGGTGTTGTTGTAAATGTAGCTAGGGCCATTTGCCGCGATAAACAACTGCGTGCCGTTATCAGACATACTGACCGGCCCAGTACCGGTCACAGTGCCAAGTAGCGTGGCCACATACGAAGTGCTAATTTTGTAAAGTTGTGTGCCTGACACGACAAACGCTGTGCTGTCGCTAGATGAAAAGGCCCACAGGCCACGAATCGGGCCGGTGCCAATAGTGTTAAGCAGTTTTAGGCCAGGCGCGCGGTTTAGGAATGCTGGCTCTTTACCGGCTTCGGGAACAATTTCTGGAAACAGATTGACCATGCGTGCATCCGCAGCGTTCACACTGCGGGTCACATAGGTAGAGCCTAGAATCGGCGTCTTCATTAGTAGTTACCAGCATAGATGTTAAAACGCTGGCGGTTGGCCACCAATGAGTATGGTAGTGCCATCACGTCATCTGGGTTGTTGATACGCTTCAAATCGCGCTTGCTAGTCATAGCAATACGCTGCACTTGTGGTGATGGCTCAACACCAAACTCAGGGGCGAACTCCATGGCCAAGTTGTATGTAAACGCGCGCAGGTAGCCTGGTGGGTAATACAAAACCGTAGACAGCGTAGCAGGATTGTTTAGTTCTTCAACCGAAATAAAGTGCCACTCCAAGTTTTGTGTTGGACGTGGGTAAACAAACATCTCAATATCAGGAAACGTCATGTTAATAAACATGACTTGCGGGTATGTAGATGTTACGGTCTTAACAGCAATACCATCGTACTGCTGTTGATTGATAAATTTGATGCCATATGACACGCCATTTGGCGCTTTGAAATAAGTAGCATCGTCAAGCAAGATCGGGCGGTTGCCCACAAAGTCGCCTGATGGGCCAAGCGTGCGGCTAATAAGACTTGCAGGCCATGTAAAGACTTGATCTTGTGTGGAAAAAACAGCTAGGCGCTCAGTATTCCACGAGTCAATCATTTGATTGAGCGCCATCAAGGCGTCTTGAGCCGTGGCCGCAGAGGGTGTCTCACCTTCAGCAAGCACACCGAGAAGCCTGAGAGCGCGTTCGATTTGTTGGCCAGCGGTGTACGTTGTCATGTTTAAACCTCAGCGGTGGTTTTTCTACGGCGTTTAACTTCCAGCACGTTCACAGGAGCCGCTTCTTCAGGCTCAGAAGTCGTGTCTGGATTATAACGAGTCCAGCCGTTTTGTTCATCCATTTCTGCCTCAAGTTCCATTGTTGCAACTTTGGCGCCGTGGATGGGGTGTACGAGTGTGACGTTCATAATTTAAAAATGGGGGTGATTAGCCCCCATTTGGTTAGACTGCGCCGTGAATGATTGCAAAGTTAATGATGACAGCTTCAGAATATGAAGTTGATGCAGTCAAGTTTCGCAACGTGATCAAGGCAGAGCCCGCAGCCAAATACGAAACGTAAGTGGTGTAAGCCCCAGCAGTGGTACCAGTAGTGTTACTAGAAATACAAACAATGATTGTGTCATTGATGGAAATCGAGCTGTTGGTCAAAATGAACGATACAGCGGTGGCTCCTGCCAAAGCCGCGTTGTTCATTGTGATGCGGCCAGCGCTGGTATTCAACGTCACGCCTGTGGACTTGCTGGTCAACTGTGTTACCGCGCCTTGAGCTGCTGCGCTGTAACCAATTTCTTGGCTTGCGTAGCAGGTAGTAAATTCGGGGTCGCTATACGCAACACCTACTGCTTGGGTATTTGACATGATAGTTCCTTAAAAATGAGGGCCGAAGCCCCCATTATTTACTTCAAGAAGGCCGAGTAGGCAGCGTCACCAGTCTTCACGAAACGGTATGTGTATGCACCGAAACGTGGAACGGTAACAGAGCCAAAGATCGTGATACCAGTGCCTGTTGTGACAGGAACGGTAGACGATGCGCCAGTGTTGTTGTTGTTGCAGATGGTCAGCTCGAAAGCTGAGCCAACTTTTGCACTGGGAATAGCTGCATCGAGCAACGCTGCTGTAGGCAGAGTCACGGTCAATGTAGCATCCGATGCTTTTGCACAAACGACCAAGCCAACTACAACTTGAGCAGCAGTCAGGGTGGTGTCAGCGGTCAAGCTGGTGGGGATAGTTTGTACGGTCAGTTGAGCTTCGAGCAAGTTGCCGTCGCCGATTTGATAACCGCCTGCGCCATTAGGGAGAGCCATGATAATTTCCTTTCAATGTTAATAACAGAGACAGGGGCCGAAGCCCCGATCAATTAGCCCCAGATACGGCAGGCCATTTGTGGACGAATCGTATTGAAGCCGTACAAAACGTCGATACGGCAAGGCATACGATCGTTGTTGATGTCGTACTGGCGAACCACACGCAAAGAGATGCCGTTATGAACTGCGCGAGCAGCCATATCAACCCCCTGGGGTAGCAAGAGATCAGCCGTAGCAAATGTTATGGCGTCCTTATGGTAGACCAAGTTCTGTGCGTACTGGCTAGAAGCTGCACCAACGAACACGACGGCAGCACCGGAAGCAGGGAAGCTGTCCACGGTAGCCAAAGCGTTAGCGGAAGTGTAGATAGGAGCAACAGTAATGTCACCAGCGCCAGAGCCGTTCAAAGTCACGTTTGCAGTGGCAACGAACTGGAACAAAGAGCCAGTGGACTCACGTGTCTGTGGGTTGACAGCATAGCAGCCAGCCACGGTGAACACGTCACCAATCTTCACAGTACCAGAAGCACCAGCACCAGTGATGGAGATGGTAGTTGCGCCTTGTGTAGACACAGAAGCAGACAAAGTGCCGCCAGTAGCAGTACGTGAGCCAGTTGTAAATTGCTTGATAGACTGAGACATGTTGATCTCGTCAAAGCCCAACACACCAGTGCCCATCATGCCGTTCTTGAATTGCTTGCTGATAGTGTCTGTAGGATTGAACAGACCTTTCATGCCTTCAACCAAGCCAGCGTT